GGTGACAGGTCAATGGTAAACCTCGATAAAGCAATTAGCAGAATGAATCCCCATATAGACATTGTCTATATGGGGGTTTTTCTGTATTATTATTTAGCATTGTTTTTAGCTACATATAAGGTTACACCAATGATAATCTTATTAGCTACTATATTAGTAAATGATTCTTTTCTATATACATAGTGAGCTTTCTCCAAGAATACTGGAGTGGTTCTAGCTATTACATAGTCAGATACATATTTACGCATCTGCTTTTCTACATCTTCTCTGATATAGTTGTCTTCATTGAATGCTAGATTATTAATAACGATGAACTCATTGATGCCCTCTTGAATCATATTATTGATCATAGTATCAACTTCATGTACATCGATCTTAATTCTAGAACGTCTGAATGCCATCTTTTGTTCATGGAAGTATGTAACTCGGTTAATGATTACACTAACCGTAAAGAAGAATGCTATTAAACTAAGGATTAGTATTACCGTAAGACTGATTTCCAAGGTTGTACTCATTGTATCGACTCCAATTCACTAAATGATCACGAACTTCCATCAATCCATTATCTTGAGTGGAACCGACTTGAATAGCTTCATCTAAGTAGCGTATAACTTTATTGGCAATCTCAATAGTGATACCATATTTATACTCTTCTAAGAAAGCTCCCCAGTTACCAAAACACATATCTGGATGGATGAAGAAATTGTTTGTATTATGATATAGTTGGTGAGCTGTTAAATTTAACATTACAAGCATTACCTTATGCTCATGATGAACTTTACGTAAATGCTGTACTAAGTCAAATGATGTAATATACCCTGTAGTATTAATGATATGCTCAGTAATAATAAAAGCAATATCAAAGATAGTTAGCATATTATGATGCATCTCAATAGTAGCCATATCCATAGTGATATTATTATTGATCTGACATCTATCCATACCTAGATTCATTAAAAAGAACTTATAGTTCTTATAAGCTCTAGATGCTCTAAATCTAGATACAGCATTCTTTACAAAACTTGTATATCTATCGATATCCATTAGAGAATATTTGGTTTGATAGAACTCCAATTGATATGGTACAAAAGGAGATTTTATAACTGGATTATTTGGACTCACTATAATACTTAAGTCCGGAAATGGTTGACTCATATTCTAAACACTCCTGTTGTTATTTAAATAGGTATGATTAACTTGATGTTGGGCTAAATAGGCTATTATGGTCAGTACATAGTAGTAATCGAATAATTCCATTCCGAAGGGAGGAACTACAAAGAATGAGACTTTCTCATATTACTAAAGCAATCTCACCTGAACCATTTGTAGATAATACTGTATATTACAGTAAGATTCTAGCATTAGGTGCAGTAGTAAAAGATAAAGATCTAGCAGATTCTATGGAATCTGAAGCATCTATGTATTATGCTGACCTATATATCCAGTCCATCGAAGGTAAAGCCCCATATGATGCTTATGAATATAATGATATTATCTTATCTCGATGTGAAATTGGTCGAGAAGACTGGATGAGAATTAAGAAAGATCCACGTCTTATTCCATTAAAGAAACGTGAGCTGTGTCGTAAAGTTGCAGCTGAATATTTTGTAAATCATTATGTAGAATACAATGAGTACTATAGAATGATTATGGGTAAACCACCATTAGGTTTACCATTTTTATATGTCGATGAAGACTTACGTAAAGATAATATTGGTGTAGACTTTACTAAGCCTATGCATGATATGTCAGAATTTGAATTGAATATCTTAGAAGAAGAGGGTATCATGGAAGATATCCGTACAAGATATAATGGTCCTAGATATGCTTATCTAAACTATATCGCTTCTGGTATTACTGCTTATGCTGCACGTAAAGCAGATAACTTTGAGTTATTATATTTACCACGTATTGACCAACAAGTTTTATCTGATAAATTTAAGAATCGTTATATAGTAAACCGTGGATATACTATGGCTACAGTATACTCTGAAGCCTATAGGTTCGATAGTGATTACTATACTAACTTCATCACTATCTTTATTCTATTACAAACTATGATTGATTTGATTGCTGAGACTGGTGAGCATATTATCAAACTAGATGTATTAGACGAAAGATGTATTCGCTATATCTTTGAATGGCATGATGTACCATACTATGATGAGATTCCTCTAAAATATCAAATAGCTATGGTTAAGAATCTTAATAAGCTATTAAAATATAAATCCACTCCGACTTGTATGGTAGATATCTGCTCTCTATTTGGATTTGATGATATTAGAATCTTCAAATACTATCTCCTTAAAGATAGAAAGTCTGATCCTGATACTGGTGACTATGTATTTAACTATAAATACAAAACCTATCTAGATACCGAAGAGGTTATGGACACTTCTACAAGTACTATACCTATAACGGATAAGAATAATATTCCTATCCCTTACCCAAATAATGATACAGAGTTCTTAGATAAGGGTAATCGTATTCATCTATATGCTGATGACTTATTGATTCCGCCATCTGAGTATAATGTAATTGATAATAAGATTGTCTTCGAGAACGAGCATTATCTTGATGGTAAGACTACACTTAAGTTTGACTTCTTAAGTAATAAGACTCCTGATATTCCTGCTAATATCAATGACTATACTATTAAAACTGAGTCTAAGTTTATCACCATTGTAGACAATACTACAAGAGAAGTTCCTATTGAGTTCCCTGTAGATAAAGATACTTACTTTGAAAAGGGATTTGGTTTAAGATTGTCTGTTGGTTCTACATTCATAGACCCTACACGGTACAGATTTAATGATGATTTCACTAAGATTATCTTTACTGATGATATTGATTGGAATATTAATGATACTAATGCTAATAGAGAACTTATAGCGTTATTTATCTATTCTGATAGATATAAGTTTAGGTTCAAGACTATTCAAACTAAAGCACCTACTACGTCTAATACTATCTTAACCGAAGTACCAGAAGATATAGACTATGTAGATCATGGTGTATACTTTGCTGATACAGCATCAGTATATCTTCAAAAGGATAGATACTTCTCTACTATGACTGCTGATAATAAACTTAATATTACTAATATAGATAGTGATGATAAGTTTATCAAAGATCGTATAGTCAATACTAACTTTGTGTATTCTAATACTAAGCATGTGGCTCTACAGACTTCTACTCAAACTATTACTGTATCTACACCTGGTGAAACTAAATATGAATTAGAATTCCCATTCCCTAAGTATATGGATAGTAATAATGTAATAGAAGTATATGTAAATGGAGACCCATTAGCTTTCACTGAATATACTATTCTTAAAAATACTCTCCATATCAATAAACAAAACTTATTGATGCGTAAGGGCATTACTATTGAAGTAATATATACATATCCGGAAGACCAAGTTGTAACTAATAAGAAAGTTAAGACTATAGCTGTAGATAATAATAAGCAAAGTATCTTAAATCTTGAGTATCCATATGATGGATATATTGCTAAGAAGAATAAGATTATTCTCTTAGTTAATGGTAGACGTCTAGAAGAATCCAGATTTAGATATACTAATACTGGTATTGATATTACTGATACTAAGTTCTTATTGAATATAGCTGATAATGTCGTATGCTACTACTATGACTATCCTGAGAATGAATTTGCTATTAACGTTGAAGACCAATTCGTTACTACACCTATCGAGGGCACTAATAAATTCCAAATAGTATTCCCGTTCTTTAACTATATCAAATCTAATAATGGCTTATTTGTAACTATTGGTAGTACACTAGTATCTCCAGAACGATATAAGATTAAGGGTGATATCCTTGAGTTTACTGATGGTACAGTTATAGACAGTACTCGTGGTTTCAATATTACATTCGTCTATAATACTATCTTCAGGAAATACAATAAGTATATTAAGTCTGAAATGGTTATGGCTGACATAGCTGATGATGCTACAGGTATTACTATTCCATTCCCATTTGATGGATATTTGGAATCTCCTAATAATAACCGTATGATGATGGTTATGGATGATGGATATGTATTAGTTAAGAATGACTATGAAATCATTAATGGTAAACTATTCTTAACTGATAAAGCTAAAACCGAAAGACACGGTAGCAAGATTAAGTTTATCTTTAACTATATCAATGCTAAGATTAATAAGAAACTAGTTGAAGACAATGAAAAGAACTATGACTTGAAGTTCGTTAAGATTCCTTTGACTGAGTCTGGTGATAAGTATATCAAAGACAGAAATAAACACATCCCATATGATAAGATGACTGATGGTGATGGTTTATGGACTGGTGAGATGGATAAAGATGAAGTGTACAAAGAGATTCTTGATAAAGAGTTTAACTATGTGCGTACTAAATACATTACCATCGACTCTGTAATGTCTATGACTAAGATTGCATTTGATATGCCATACTTCTTTAACTTATTATTCGATAAAGTTAAACTAGAAGATAGACTTATGCTTCAAGTACCATCTATTCGTGAGTTTAAGATGTTTAGACTTAGTGATATTATGTGTACACTATTCTCTCTAATGTATGAATACTATAACCTTGAAGATGATATCATGCAAGATCCTGAAAAGATTATGTATATCATGGGCTTTAACTTTGAAGCTGATCTTGGTGTATTACAAAAGATGCTTCGTGGTCCTAGATATTATAAAGACTTAGATTATACTGGTGCTGATAAGTTTGAAACTTATAAGTCTCCATTATCTTCACCTAAACAACTATTCAAGATCTTCAATAATAACCTAGCATTACGTGATGAACTTCTTAAGCATATGAGAGAAGCTAATAACTATCGTGAGTATAATGCTTATAAGAAAACTTATGAAGCCTTGATGCAAATCAAATATAATAATGACTTCTTTAAGATGCCATTTACCACAGATAAGGGTAAAGAGCCTAATAAATCTTACTATAATTTCTTGACTTATAGAGACAAAGACTTATCTGGTCTTATTGATAGCATCCGTAATATAGGTGATCTTACAGAAAAAAGAAAACGTATCATCAATACTTGTATTGACATCACTAAATACGTAGAAAGATACTTTAATAGTAATGAATACCAATACTTATTTAACTCATTCCCAGGTGTTGGTCTAGACTTTATCAAACAATACGTAGCTAAGGTTATAGACTTCTTCAAATCCTATAAGATTGAGGTTATGGGTATTAATACTATCTATAAATTTGATAGTAAACTATTTGAGACTATTAGAGCTATTGATGATATCTGGTATATCTGTAAAATCAAAGACGAAGATACTATTGATATAGTAGATGGTATAGTTGATGTACATATTAAGTCTCTTATCAAAGATGAAGTTCATTTCTGTGATAAGATCTACTTACGTAACTGGTGGTATAAAACTCTTATTCTTGCAGATATGTATGATATTCTCCCTAAGGATGTAATTAAGTACGTTGTATTGAAACCATTGATTGATAAGATTAATGGTTTAGATGGTATCCATGATAAGATCAATCTAGATATTAGATTGCTATTGGATGACCATATCAACTCTCTATCTATTCTAGATGGTATCAAGAGTAAGACACACTTCAAAGTTACTGATAAAGCTAGAGCTAATGACCATATGTGGCTTAACCCGTTCTATAAAGCCTAGTTTAACATAGTTATAAAGTTTAAGCTTAAATAACGATAAATATATTTATGGAGGTCGACATGTCCAATACGAAAGAACTCATTTTTAACGAGTTTAACGGTACTGAAGAGAAAGCTTCTATTCACTCTCATGCATACCGTGATACTGATATTGTAATTAAAGCCTTGGGTACTGATAAAGTATTATTCCGTGGCAAAAATAAAATTGTTTTACCTGGTGCTGAATTCACAGCTCGAGCACATTTCGGATTTGCACCAACTACTGAAATCACTCCTTCTTATAATACTGAACTTGGTTTGGAAAACAGTGTATTCGAAGTTCCAGCAGAAGCAGAAAAAGTTATGCTATTCTGTGTCGGTACTGATGGTTGTGGTCGTGAAAACTCTCAAGTACGTGAAGTTAACTATGCTAAATGGATTACTCCTGAAGCATTAGTTCCTTTCCGTTATCCATTAGTAACTGAAGATATCAGTGATGCTAAGAAAATGACTTATCATGGTCGTAAAGTAATTGGCAACCGTGTTGCTTATTACTTTAAAACATTCGAAACTGAACCTGTATTGATTCGTCGTTTCGAAGATGGTACTCCTATTGATGCTAAGATCTACAATACTAATAAAAACTTAGATGTAGAAACTATTGTAGAAATCCATCTTAAAATCACTGAAGATGAATGTCGTGAATTCTTCGTTAATACTGTAGGTCTTAATGAAGCACGTATTAATACTATCTCCTTATGTTATGCTTGGCGTAAAGAAATCGATGGTGTAATGCACTATCAAGATATCCGTCCTTTGACTAAATTGAACTTCCCTAATGAACAGTTAATCGAACTCAACAAAGGTATCGATATCACTTACCAAATTTATTATTAATAACTAGTATAACAGAGAAAGTAATAGAAGAATGGAGACCCATCCAACAATCTTCTATTCTACTCTCACTCATAGGATTAATCCATCCTATAACTCTTTTAAGATTAGTTTACCTCATACAATTAACTAATCACCCCCCATTACCACTGGATGTAGCCTTTCTCTCTACATCCAGGGGTAAATCCCTAAAAAATAAAACATGGGTATGTGAGTGAACACATACCCATGATTATATATTCACCCAAAATCTATGGTTCTAGATTTTGAATGAATTTTAGGCACTCATCGTACTCACTATGGGAATAGTTTTTTGAATTACCATTCTCATAGTTGTGCACGATGGATAAAGCCAATCTTACCTTGAGAGCAAAATTGGCTTTATACCCAGCATTTAGGTTGAAGAACCTTGCTTGAGCACCAGTCATAGGAGTCACCTCCTTATGGCTTGTAGGATATGTTCCTACAAGTGTATGGTTATATTTAGATACA